GCGCCTTTAAAGCTGCGACCCCAGCCGTTGCTTCTAGAATACATGGCTTGGCGGTATGAAAAGCTACCATGCATCTTCTGCAAGTGTCCACTCAACAAGGTAGATGCCCATTATTTCCACGAAGGCGACTATAGGTGTGTAAAACGTGAAAACCAGTGGCACGCAGTTTGCAGACCCTGTATATTAGCTGTGTGCAAGCTTGAGCGAGATTTGTGGGAAGATCTACTGCGCTACAGCGGGGACGACGTGGAAAGAATCTCTGGACGGCGGCTGGAGGACATCAACGTCCGTTGTAAGATCTGTGGAGGCGGAGTAACAGATTCTGAAAAACAGTATAACAAGCTGACAAAAAAGCCTTTTTACTTCTACCGCCGCCGCTGGCGCACCAGGTGCTACGACTGCAAGAGGGCTGGCAATGCGGGTCAGTGACAGCTTAAAGGCGCAGTTTCTGCTCTACAACGAGGAGGTGAGCAGTGACGAAGAGGACAACAGACCACCACGCGGGGACGCCTACAGGGTTCACAGCACTTGTGTCTACTGTAGAACCGGCGTGCGCCTTGTGGTTTGGTGTACACGTCCCATGATACATCAGCTTAGCGTGCTACTGACCCAGGACCTTTGCTTGATCTGTCCAGCGTGCGCGGCGGTCAGAGGATATAATGGATCCTAAGCCAGGTACTAGTACCAGCGGGGACTATGTAGATGGTGCATACTTTTTAGACAGAGAGGCTGTTTGCAGTAGCAGTGACAGTGATGAGGCGCCAGAGGTCACAATGGATGGGCCTGATGCTGAGGCAGTAGATTTAATAGACAATGCAGCGGTCGGGCAGGGGAATTCCCGAAGCTTATTCCACCGGCTGCAGACGGAGGAGGATGAGCTTCAATTAAGTTTGCTTAAGAGAAGGTTTATGCCATCAGAGCTGAAAGAGAAAGTAGCTGTAGATCTTAGCCCTACATCTGTGACTAGCTGGTCTCCGGGTGCTTCTGCAGCAAAAAGGCGCCTATTTGGACCGGGCGAGCAGGACAGCGGGCTTGGAACTTGCTCTAACCATGAAGCTCCTAGTCCTCACCTCCCGCCACTGGCACAGGTACATAGGACGCCCCCTCCGGCACAGCGCACACCGGACAGAGGCATTCTTAAGGAAAGAAACGGTGGCGCAGGGCAAGGGGGCGGGGGATATGCGGACATCCTTCGGGCATGTAATCGCCGAGCAGCAATGCTGGCGCGCTTTAAAGACTCCTTCACTGTACCATTTACTGAACTTACAAGAAATTTTAAAAGCGATAAGACGTGCTGCTGGGACTGGGTGATTTGTATGTATGGGGTGAGAGAAATGTACCTAGAGGCCGCCTACGAGCGGCTGCAGACACTCTGTGAGTACTACCAGGTTACCTATAGACCGGAAGCCAGGGGCTCTATTGTGCTGGTCTTAGCAAGATTCCAGGCCCAAAAAAGCCGAGAAACTGTTATTAATAACTTTAAGCAAGTCTTTAATATTCTGCCATTACAGATGATTGCTGACCCACCGCGCCTGCGCAGCACACCCGCAGCCATTTTCTGGTTTAGAAATGGCCTTTCAAACTGTGCTAAATCATGGGGTCCCACCCCTGAATGGCTAAAAAAGCAAACTATGGTAGGGCACGCAGTCGATGAGGATGCCTCCAAATTTGATTTTTCCTCTCTAGTACAGTGGGCATTCGATCTAGGCCTCACAGATGAAGCAAAGATTGCATATGGCTACGCGCGCATAGCAGATATAGATAGTAACGCCGCGGCGTGGTTAGGCTGCGCAAATCAGGCAAAATATGTGAAGGATGCGGCACAAATGGTTCGGTACTATCAAAAAGCGAGGATGCAAGAAATGTCTATGTCTGCATGGGTACAATTTAGGTCCGAGCAGGTAGATGAGGGAGACTGGCGTCCTATTGTTAGGTATCTGAAATATCAGGAAATCGATATGGTTGCGTTTTTAAGTGCCCTGAAACACTGGCTAAAAGGCATCCCCAAAAAGAATACTTTAGTATTTTGGGGTCCCCCAGATACTGGTAAAAGTAAATTTGCTCTGAGTCTGACAGACTTCTTGGGTGGCAAAGTTATATCTTTTTTTAATAATAGAACACATTTCTGGACTATGCCTTTAGCAGACTGCAAAATGGCTTGTCTGGATGATGCTACTGGCCCAGTGTGGGACTACTTTGATCAGTTTTTTAGAAATGCCTTGGACGGGAATGTTGTCTCCCTAGACCTTAAATTTAGAGCACCAGTGCAGATGCGCTGCCCACCTCTAGTAATGACCACTAATCTCGATGTTTGCAGTCTGGATAGGTACAGGTATTTAAAAAGCAGGCTCACCTGTTTCAAGCTTCCCAACCCCTTTTTATTTGATGAAAATGGGAATCCGGTATATGAACTAACTGTGGCAAATTGGAATTCCTTTTTTAAAAGGTTACGGACACGTTTAGAGCTTACACAGCAGGAGGAGGAGGAGGCAGGTGACGATGGCGAAACTACTCGGCCATTTAGATGCAGTTACCGAAAAACAAATGACTTTGCTTGAAAAGGGAAGCACAAACCTTGAATGTCACCTTGAATATTGGGGGCTTTGTCGTCGGGAGGCTGCCTTATGCTATGCAGCGCGCCAAAGTGGACTGCAGCGTGTAGGGCCCTTTGGGCTACCGTCCTTGGCCTCCAGTGCTGCCAAGGCGAAAGAGGCCATTGAAATGGAACTACATCTAACCGGTTTGCTAAACTCTGCCTATTCCAAGGAACCATGGACACTGGCAGAGTGCAGCCAAGAATTATTCAGAACCTGTCCACGTGACACATTTAAAAAGGGCGGTTTTTTGGCTGAGGTCATCTTTGATGGGAAAAAAGAAAACGCCATGTGGTATCCTGGCTGGAGCAAGGTTTACTTCCAGCTACCGGATGGCACATGGGAGCGAGGGGAGGGGGGATGCGATGGCTCAGGCCTATTCTACCTAGAGGGCCAAACTAAAAACTATTATACTGTTTTCGCTGACGACGCTGCCAGGTATAGCAGCACTGGGACATGGCAGGTGACGTGCAGGAATGAAACCTTCTCCTCCCCTATTGTCTCCAGCTCAAGTGGTGGTGACAGCGAGGAAGGAGGAAGCGGGGACAGACCAGACGGACAGTGCCGCGACCCAAGCACAAGGTGGGTTGGCTCAATTTCCGGAAACCCTCGTGGACTATTTGAAGAGGAATCACCTGACGGGGGCAGACGTGTGGCCGCGGCAGTCTGGGTGCCTCCTAAACAGCAGGGGCAAAGCGCTCCTCCAGTGCATGACGGCGGGGACGGCGGAGGAGGCACCCCTTGCAGTGACCCCGAGCCTGGCGTCGGAGGCGAGGGGGTACTGGGAGATTCCTCCGCCCCCAGCACCGTGCAGGGCACGGATGCGCCGGACTCGTCTAGCACACAGACAACGCCTCAAACAAACCCTGTGGCATCTCCAGCGAGAGTTAAGCGAGTTGATGTATTGGATGGACGTGGGAATCCTATAATTCCTGGTGCCGGCGGGGACGTCTTTCTGGTGGTCCAGGGCACTGCGACACAGCTCAAGTCTTGGCGCTGGCGCGTGCACCAGCATCACCGCAGCCTCTGCAGTGGGATTAGCAGTACTTTCTGGTGGACTGAGGGGAAACGGAACGGTTGTAGCCACAAAAGTGCTCGTGTGTTGGTCACCTTCAAGCAGCCCAGGCAACGAACTGAGTTCTTAAGGAAGGTTTCTATGCCTCGGGGAATGAGTGCTCATGCCTGTGTACTCTGATAGACTGGACATTTCGGACTATACTGCCAGAGACATTTTCTTCCCTGCTCTGTATGTTTTTGCGCTTGTTTTGCAAACTGAGTTTTTTTACTTTTGCCTCCTGCTATTCTTTGGTGATTTCTAGTGCCCAACTTCAGTAAAGGTGCTGTTGTGTTTTACTTTTCTGTTGTTTTGATTCTTTGCTATGGACGCGCCACCTGTTAAACGCCGCAAGAGGGCGGCAGTTGACCAGCTGTACAAGACCTGTAAAATGGGTGGAGACTGTCCTCCAGATGTTGTACCCAAGGTCGAAGGGGACACTGTGGCTGATCGCATTCTAAAATGGCTCAGCTCTTTCTTTTACTTTGGTAATCTAGGAATTAGTACTGGTCGGGGTACTGGGGGACGATTAGGCTACACCCCTTTGGGGGGTGGAGGAGGCCATGCTGCGGAAGGAGGGGGGGTGCGTGTAGGGGCGCCTATCTCTACACTCGGGGTAGGGGTTGATGCAGTGGGACCTGCAGAAGCCGTACCAGTGGATGTTCTGCAGCCTTCTGCCCCTTCTATTATTCCATTAGGGGAGGGAGTTTCAGTGGACACAGTTGATGTCATAGCAGAGGTTTTGCCTCCACCTGGCGGCGCTAGGCCAGAGGTCACCGCGGAGGTACCGGGTCAACCTGCTACAATTGATGTAGCCATGGATGTGGTCCCTCGATTACGTGCGGCTGTGTCCCGCAGCACATTTCATAATCCAGCATTCCAGGTGGAGCTCCAATCTTTGGGGACAGGTGAATCCTCGGCCTCCGAGCAGGCATTTGTGTTTGGTCATGCTGGGGGGCGGCTGGTTGACACAGTGGGTGAGGACATAGAAATGGTAGCATTAGGTGACGGCGTGCCACGTACTAGCACGCCCAGGTCAAGCAGTGCAACTCCTCGATCACGGCTCTGGGGACGTCGATTTGAACAGGTACAGGTGGCTGACCCTGCATTCCTCTCTGCCCCTGATACTTTGGTGCAGTATGGGTTTTCTAATCCTGCATATGACCCCGAGGCATCTCTAGTTTTTCCCTACACTGAAGGGGAGGCTCGTGCAGCCCCCAGCACTCTCTTTCAAGATGTTGCATATTTGGGAAGGCCTGAAATCACTTCTCATAAAGAATCAATTGGTGTCAGTAGGCTAGGCCGCAGGGCGACCGTGCAGACCCGATCTGGCACTATCATAGGTGCTGAGGTCCACTTTCGCTATGAGCTGTCTCCTATAACTTCAGAAGATATAGAGCTTTCGGTACTGACCACTCAGGACGAGGAGGCCCTGTCTGTGGTAGATTTAGAAAGCTTGACTAGTGCTTATAGTGAGCGGGAGCTTCTTGAAGATGACCAACCTAACATTCACGGTGTGCTTTCTTTTACTGATGAGGAGGGTGCTACCACTAGCCTTCCACTTGCTCCACCACAAGCACGCTTTTTCTACACAGGGCCATTTTTACAGGGCGGACGAGGTGTCTCGGATGGCCGTGGTCAGGCGGCTGGCGAGTCCTCTCACCCTGGCACAGATGTCATAATTGAATATCCAGAAGCTGGGGGCAGCTATTTTCTTCACCCTACAGCACCTTGCAGGCGTAAACGTCGTTACTGTTTTGCAGATGGCCTTTTGGACGCGGGACAATCAGAAGTTCTATCTCCCCCCTGCGCCTGTTACTAGGATCCTCAGCACAGAGGAGTATATCCAGCGGCATGAAATTTATTACCATGGTAGCAGTGACCGGTTGCTCTCTGTGGGGCACCCCTTTTTTCCTTATAAGAGCGGCTCCGTAGACATTCCTAAAGTGTCCTCCAACCAATATAGGGTCTTTAAGGTGACCTTACCAAATCCCAACAAATTCGCTCTTCCAGATAAAGATATCTTTAATCCGGAAAAAAACAGGCTCGTCTGGGCCTTGCGAGGCATGGAAGTAGGACGAGGTCAGCCATTAGGCGTGGGTGTAACAGGAAATCCCAATTACAATAGGTTTTATGATGTGGAGAATCCCAAAAGGGCTCAGGAGCCTGGTGGACCGGACAACAGAGTAAACATGGCCTTTGAAGTTAAACAGTCTCAAATATTACTGGTAGGATGTAAGCCAGCCTATGGAGAGTATTGGTCGCTATCACGACCCTGTAGCGGAGTGGCGCCTCAGGATGCACCACCCATTGAGCTCAGAAGCACCATTATAGAGGATGGTGATATGGGTGAGGTAGGTTTTGGCAATCTAGACTTCAAGGAGCTAGCGGCAAATAAGTCAGATATCCCTCTTGACCTTGTAAACACACAAAGTAAGTATCCGGACTACATACGCATGGGTCAGGACCCATCAGGAGACAGTATGTTTTTTTATGCCAGACGCGAAGCAGAGTATGCCCGGCACTTTTACACACGCGCGGGCCAGCTGAAGGAGGAGATTCCTAAAGATATTATTCTCAAAAATGCAGCAAGCGATGAAGGAAAGCGCTACTTGTATGGATCAACTCCCAGCGGGTCGGTTGTTTCTAGTGACTCTCAAATTTTTAACCGGCCTTACTGGCTATTTCAAGCACAGGGCCAAAATAATGGAGTGTGCTGGCATGATAATATATATGTTACAGTCTTTGACAACACCAGAGGCCGGAATTTCACCATCTCAGTGTCAGCAAATGGTCAGGAGGTGGAACAGTATGCAAACAATAGTTTCAATGTGTTCTTACGCCATGTGGAGGAGTTTGAACTCTCATTTATTCTGCAACTCTGCACTGTTCCCATAACCTCCGAAGTAGTTGCTCATTTGCATACAATTGATCCAAGTATACTGGAGGACTGGGAGATAGGAGTAAACCCGCCTTTGTCCTCACATTTAGGAAATAACTACAGGTATAATGATAACTCTGCTACACGGTGCACCAAGCCCCCTGTAGAGCCCCAGGACCCCCTCCCACCCTTAAATTTTTGGTCGGTGGACCTAAGCGAGCGCCTGTCTTTGGATCTTGACCAGTTTCAGCTAGGGAGACGCTTTTTAGCACAGCTGCATAGCACCACCCGAATTACTAGGAAAAGGAAGCTATCTACAACCACATCTAACAAGCCTAAACGCAGAAGAAAATAAGCCCTGTTTTTTCTTTTTTCTTAGAGTTTGCGTGCCATGCAAAAATAAATTGGCAATTGATTATCTTGTTTATGCTTCTTAATCGCACCGCACCCGGTGGTGGTATGTGAATACAGTCATTAAAGTAACATGAACATTGCAGCCGCTCACATAAAAGCTTCTGCACCTGGTAAGTAACCGTGCCAGCTGGAACCAGGAACGAAGGTGAGACAAGGACGCGCACCCCAGGCGGTAGGTGTCTTTTAAGAACTTTCTGGCACTCTTCACCTACATTGGTTTTTTTCCGCTGCAGAGAGTCAAGTTGCTGACGCTGCAGCTTACGGGGGCGGTGCTGGCAAGCTTCTTTGAGAAACTGCTGACTATGCATAAGCCAAAGCAAGTAGTTCTAACTCGTTGCGGCGGGCCCCTGGGGATACAAAATGGCGCCCACCACTCCTGCTTCCCAGAGCTCCGTGGGAGCAGCTTACAAGGTGGCCCTTATTTGGCAAATAATGAGGTAGCATCGCCAAGGTTGTGGGAGCCTGACTCACAAAACTCTGTAAGTATGTATAACTTGGCAATGGGATGATTGTGGTTAACAACTATGAGCAATTTTAAAAAATGCATAGCACCGCCTTGGTTACAACGGTTCCTGA